GGGAGTGAGTTAACAAAAGAAAAAACCTTGGCACACCAGTTACTACTGGCATACCAAGGTTTGGGTTAGCTACCGCACTACTGGTAGCAAATTAAGCGCTTACATAGGTGCGTTTTCTGCCTCTGGAGCAGAGAACTGCACTGGATCTGTACCTTTGACTGACTTAGTCAGTCGTGTCTTGACACAGTTAATCAATGCAACAGCATGGTTGTTAACCTCTGTCTGTGTAGTTGCTAACTCCATCTTTGCAAGATGGTTTAACAACTCGATCTGGAAACTAATCTCACGATGACGAATACCGGGTAAGTCACGACCTACCCAGCTTGTCATACGCTCCTTAGTCTCTGGATTAGTACCAATCGCATAGACAGCAGCTGTCTGTGACTTGGTAGGCATGCGAGTAGCAAGCTGAACTTGCTTGTTGTAAATCATCTGAGATGCCTCAGTCTGTGACTTAGGCACTTCAAGAATGCCAAGTGTCTCCATGAGACGTAATGTGGCTTGTGATGCTGGTTTGAAATCTACTGTGAACGACATGACTAACTCCTTAAAGAAGAAATGGTTAAAGTTAAAAATACAAGAGAGAAGGCGACTGCCCCCTCATCGAGGGGGGCAGGAGACTGGCTCACACCAAAGGTGAGCCGAGAAGAGCAAGAGTTACGTAAGCAATTACTGGAACGAAACTGATAACGCAATAGATGATTGTTTCGAGTGATATCTTCTTCATGATTACTTCACTCCGTGCATATGCATTGCTTCCTTGCGATTGAATCTATTGGCTACCAAGCCAAAGATTCCAGCAATAACTGATGCTGTAGTTGCTACACCATCTATTGCGTATCCATACTGGTCTACGACTTGAAATACGTATGAGTACAAAGCTATTGCAATGACACCAATGCTTAGTACATCTACTGCAAAGAACATTACTCGGAAGATGAAAGGGATGTGATTTGTTGACATAGTCAGCTCCAAAAAAGGTATATAAATCAAGGGTTGAGAACACCCTGATACGCACGGGTGTTAATTTGCCAAGAAGGGTGAATTCCCTCCTCCTTAAGGAGGGAAGATCCCGAAACTCTCCAGAAATACACACATATCTGGCTAACCACTTGTATTTGCTACAAGATTCACGGATTAGTGATGTGTAGGCAGGGGAAATACTGCTGGCGATCAATGTAGGCACCCCCATATGGACCACGGCAGTCACATACCGGGGAGTCAAGCAACAACGTATTACTTATGCGAACGCAAATTCACCCTAAGTACCCTTGCGGACCTTTAAATCTGCCTACCCGGGGTGTTTTCCTGCTCAGTTTTAATTTTTTTGTGGGGTTTACTAGCAAGCGGACGTTGTTCCGCTTGCATATATAGCTATCTATCTCTAATAGAGTACCGAGAATGCACAATAGTGGTGCTAATAATTTATGTACTAGGGATAGTACTAGCATAAATCAAACAGTATTGGTACATTTTCGCTAAATTGAACAAATATTCCCAAGAAAAAGCTGACTTTCGAGTTGGCTTTTTTTATTTGCGTTAGCACTTTGTAGCTGCGCTACTGAAAAGGGGTTAAACAGGGGTAAATACATGGCTGCACGTACAAGGAAAATCCTGCATGACGAGGATACGAGGAAGAAAATCCAAGTAGCTCACTTGATCAGAAAGCTTTCTGAGCATATTGATGGGGTGACAACGCTGTCACCGACACAGATCTCTGCTACAAAGATACTTTTAGACAAGTCTTTGCCAAATCTGAGTGATTTAAGGTTGGATACGGGCGCGCAGGGTATTACTTTTAACCTTAACGTACCTAAGTCAAGTGGCTGAAGCCGTAGAAGCCTCTGGCGAGTTAATCTCGTATGACCCACCTGGACCCCAAGCGGGGTTATTTCACGCTCATGATGGCTTTGTACGGGGCTTGATGGGGCCAGTTGGCTCGGGTAAGTCTTCATCTTGCTGTGTTGAGATCGTTGCACGAGCTTTAAGGCAGAAGCCTTGGTACGACGGGGTACGTCGAAGCCGTTGGGCTGTGATCAGGAACACATATCCAGAGTTAAAGTCTACGACTATCAAGACTTGGGAGACATGGTTTCCATCTAACGTAGCCCCAGTTAAGTGGGATACGCCAATTACATCAACGATGATCATTGATGATTTGGGAGATGGGACTTCGCTTGAGCTTGAAGTATTGTTTTTGGCGCTAGATAAGGCGTCAGAGACTGGGAAGCTCAGATCACTTGAGCTAACTGGGGCGTGGATTAATGAAGCTTCTGAGATTCCTAAAGAAATATTTGACATGGTCACGCAGCGGGTCGGAAGATACCCCTCCAAAATCAAAGGAGGTCCTAGCTGGAGTGGCGTTATCCTTGACACAAACCCCCCAGACGACGACAGCTGGTACTACAAAATCGCCGAGGAAGAGACCCCCAAGGGGTGGAAATTCTTCCGTCAGTCAGGCGGACTCTACAAAGAAGACGAAGAGTACAAGCCCAACCCGGACGCCGAAAACATCGACAACCTCCCGGGTGGTCACCAGTACTACCTCAACCAAGTCGGCGCGAAAACCGAAGACTGGGTAAATGTTTTCCTGCTTGGGAACTACGGCACAACCTCTGACGGCAAGCCTGTGTATCCCGAGTTCAACGACAAGATCCACGTAGCCAAAGAGAAGATTGATCCAATACGGGGACTACCAATCATTCTTGGTTGGGACTTTGGTTTGACTCCCGCATGCGTCATCTGTCAGATGACCCCTCGGGGGCAGTTCATTATTTTGCGTGAGCTTGTGTCGCACGACATGGGTATCAGGCAGTTTGCCAACGACATCGTCAAGCCTGTGCTGATGAATGAGTTTGGCGGCTTTCAGAGATTTTCTGTTGGCGATCCTGCTGGCTCAATCAGAGCGCAGACGGATGAGCGTACTTGCTTCATGGAGTTGCTGGAAGCAGGGATTCCATCGGAGCCAGCCAACACAAACGATTGGATACCGCGCCGTGAGTCGGTGGCGTACTTCCTCACCCGCATGGCGGATGGTATGCCCGGGTTCTTGTTAGACCCCAGCTGCCGAGAGCTTCGCCGTGGCTTTAATGGGCGTTACCGCTACGAGCGGATTAAGACAAGTGGACCCGCAAGGTTCAGGGATCGACCAATTAAAGATGACAGCTCTCACATACAAGATGCGCTGCAGTATGCGTGTCTCAAGATGAGATCGGGTTTAAGCCCCCAAAGAGCCAGAGCAGTTAAGACTGCGTCTAATAAAGGTTGGACATGAGTATCGTTCTTGCTAAACCTCCAGTGGAGGTTGACGTATCAGCGCAAACCCCCGGTGGTGAAGGCTTTGAGTTTGTCGAGACCGAACTGGCTGCTTACATCCATCAGTGCTGGGATAGAGCCAAGTTTGCAAAACAAACTTTGATGGAGCGGTTGCTCAAGTGTGAGCGTCAGCGCCGTGGCGTGTATGACCCAGACAAAGCGATTGAGATCAATAAGACTGGCGGATCAGACATCTACATGCGCCTGACGGACATTAAGTGCCGGGCAGCAGCTGCGTGGATTAAAGATGTCATGACCGTCTCTGGTGAGCGTCCATTTGATTTGGTTCCTAAGAATGATCCAAACATCCCGCCAGAGATCAAAGCATCCATCATTGATTTGGTTAAGACTGAGGCAATGGAGTATCTGCAGTCTGGCGCTGCTATCCACCCAGAGGCGTTTCGTACCCGGATGGAGGAAGTTCACGACGAGATCATTGTGAAGCTTCGTGACGAGGCGAAAGACAATGCTCGCCGCATGCGGGACAAGATTGACGATCAGATGGGTGCTGGTAAGTTTGACGAATCCTTTAAGGAATTTGTTGATGACTACGTCACCTACCCTACCGCGATATTAAAGGGTCCCGTTGTACGTCGGCGCAAGTCGATGACTTGGGGTCCAGACTTTACGCCAGTAGTGGTGACTGATCTGGTCAGAGAGTTCTCACGGGTTTCTCCGTTTGACATCTACCCTTCCCCAAACTCCTCGGGTGTAAACGATGGCTGGCTTATCGAGCGCCACCGTATGAGCCGAGGTGAGCTTCAATCGCTTAAAGGCGTGATGGGCTACAACGATGAGAACATCGATCAAGTCATTGAGCGCTTTGGTGACAAGGGTCTGCGCAACTGGATCATGGGCGATCAAGAGCGAGACAACCTTGAGGGTAAACCCCATAGTCTTTTGTACAACGACTCAGTAATTGAAGGCATTGAGTTCTGGGGGTCAGTCTCTGGTCACAAGCTTATTGGCTGGGGAATGTCCAAGAAAGAAATTGACGAGAGCAAAGAGTACGAAATCAATGCTTGGATGATTGGCCCATACGTCATTAAGGCGATCATCAATCCAGATCCGTTGGGCAAGCGCCCATATGAGATTGCTCAATGGAATGAGATCCCCGGTTCATTCTGGGGTGGCGCAATGCCGGAGCAAATGCGTGACGTACAAACAATGTGTAACGCCTCTGCAAGAGCTTTGGCAAACAACATGGGTATTGCCAGCGGACCACAGGCTGAAGTCACTGTAGACCGTTTGCCAGATGGTGAAGACGTAACGTCTATCTATCCTTGGAAGATCTGGCAAGTTACTTCAGATCGCACAGGCGGTGGTCAGCCAGCCGTCAAGTTCTTTCAACCCAACATGAATGCCGACGTATTGCTTGGCGTTTACTCCCACTTTTCGAAACAGGCAGATGAAGTTACAGGGATACCTAACTATGTTTATGGCAGCACTGGCGTATCTGGTGCTGGTCGCACTGCCTCCGGCTTGTCTATGTTGATGGACAACGCTGCCAAGGGTATCAAGTCTTCTATTGCTTCAATCGACAAAGTTGTCAGTGGTTGCGTACAGCGTATGTACATACACAACATGATGTACGACGAGGATGTCTACATCAAGGGTGACTTCAATGTAGTTGCCAAAGGCGCTATGGGTCTGGTTCACAAAGAGCAAATTCAGTTGCGTCGCAACGAGTTCCTGCAAGCAACCGCCAATCCTGTTGATATGCAGATTGTTGGTATGGAAGGCAGAGCTTACTTGCTTCGTGAGCTGGCAAGTTCACTTCAGCTTGATACAAGCAAGATTGTTAAAGAGCCAGAGCGCATTAAGTTTGAGGCGGAGAAGATGCAAGCCATGCAGCAGCAGCAGCAACTTGCGATGCAGCAAGAGCAACTTCCAGCGCCGGGTAACGAGATGACAGTTGATGAAGCTGGCAATCCTGCTGGCGGCGTAGATGCAAACACCATGAATGGAGCAATGCAATGATGAACAAGAAAATGCCGATGATGCCTCAAGCCTACGCTGACGGCGGCAAAGCAAAACCGTTCAAAGGTAAGCAAACTGCCGCTGAAGAAAAAGCGGAAGCCAAAATGGTTAAGTCAGGCAAGATCTCTCCCGCTGAATATAAAGCCCGAGAGATGGCTGAAGAAAAGCGTAATGGTGAGAAGTCAAATCCACGAGAGTTGATGGCAACAGGAAAAGCAATGGCGTCTGGGCGTATGTCCCCAGAGCAATATGCTGGCAGAGTCATGATGGCTGATGGTGGTTATTGCACACCTTATGCTGGCATGGCTGGTAATGCAGCGTCCACTCGCGGCGGTCAACGCTCGCAGCAAGATTTCGGTAAATGATGATGACACGCGCTGACGATAGAGTGTTGTCAGCAATTGCCTCATTGCAAGGCAATCCTCAATTTGAAACATTCCATGATTGGCTCAAAGAGTCACATGCTGAATTAATGATCGCAACAACTCTGACGAAAGATGAAACTCTTACTCGTTGGAATCAAGGCGGAAGCCAAGCGCTTGCAGAAATACTTGGAGCGCTTCGGCACCCTAACCGCCTGAAGTAATTCCCCCGTTGGGGGTTTAGTGCGCTGTACCACTTCCTGTACAGCAAAACCAAAAGCACCGCAAAGAAGTGTCTATATACCGGACAGGCATAGACATAACTAAACGACACGCATATGGAGAAACGATGTCCCTACCACGAGCCGTCATAGAGGCGGAAAAACGTGCTGATGAACTACTTGCACAGTTAAAAGGCGCTCAACAACAGCAAACACAAGAGGGTGAAGTCGTCGCCAACGACCCGCCACCCGATCAGGAACAAGCCCAATTAGATGCTGTTCCGACGGAACCCGCGCAAACCCAAGTTCCAGTTCAGGCTCCTACGGCAGAGGAAGACCTAACATGGGAACAAAGGTACAAGGCGCTAATCGGCAAATTCAATGCCGAGGTCCCGAGGTTGTATGCTGGAAATCGTGAGCTTACCTCGAAGCTGCAAAGTATCGAGAAAGAGATGGAGGCTATCAAAGCCGCCAAAGCAACTCCCAAGGAGTCGCTCGTTAAGCCAGAAGAAATTCAAGAATTTGGTGAGCCATTGGTGGATCTAATCCGCCGAGCCGCTAGGGAAGAAGCATCTGCCAAAGATGCGGAGATCCAAGCGTTGCAATCCAAGCTTGAGCGTTTCGAAGCAAGTTCAACCAAGACTCAAGAAATCGACTTTTATGAGAGGTTGAGAACTTCGGTCCCTGATTGGGAAGACTTGAACAGGAACGAAGGTTTCTTAAAGTGGCTTAGTGAATACGACGAACTGACAGGGTTCCAGAGGCAAGATTCTCTAGACGATGCTGTAAGAAATAACGACGCTATGCGCGCAGCACGGTTCTTCAATAAGTGGAAAGAGATGTCGGTAAAACAAGCCGCAACCACATCTAAGTCACTGGAGTCTCAGGTCGTACCTGCGACATCCACAGTATCTACACCTCCTCCGGGCAAAAAGATTTGGACTCGAGGAGAGATCCAGAACTTTTATGAAAAAGTCCGCAAGGGTGAGATCGCCGACAAAGACATGGTTGCTATCGAAGCAGACATCCATGCAGCTCATTTAGAAAAGCGTATTCGCTGACAGAGCGCTGGATGTCATTTTGAAGGGAAATCAAAATGGCAGTAGGCGTAACCTCTGGATACTACGTATCCGGTCAAACCACAAACTCGTACGGCGCTAACTTCATTCCAGAGATCTGGTCTGGCAAGCTCCAAGTTAAGTTCTACAAATCCACTGTTCTCAGTGAGATCACGAACAACGACTGGGAAGGCGAGATCAAAAACTCTGGCGACAAAGTTAACATCCGTACGATCCCCACAATCACTATCAGTGATTACACCAAAGGCATGAGCTTGAGCAATCAAGTCCCTGTCTCTACGCCCATCACATTGACAGTTGACTACGGTAAATACTTTAGCGTGGTTGTTGACGATGTGGATGCAGCACAGGCTGACGTTAAGCTGATGGACATGTTCACCAGCGACGCCGCTCAACAGATGAAGATTGGTATTGATAGTGCTGTTCTTTCTGCTGTTGCTGGCGCAACATCTACAGCCGCCGCTGCAAACCAAGGCGCTACCGCTGGTGCTATCTCTGGTGGTATCAATTTGGGTACTACAGCCGCTCCTATCACCCTGACTCGATCAACTGTTCTGGACACAATCTTGAACATGGGTCAGGCACTGGATGAGCAGAACGTTCCAGAAGATGGTCGTTTCGTTGTCATTCCTGCGTGGATGTCAGCAATGATCAAAGGCTCTGACTTGAAGCAAGCCTACTTAACTGGTGACGACACATCACCCTTGCGTAACGGCAAGATTGGCATGATCGACCGTTTCACGGTCTACACATCCAACAACTTGTACAACGCAAGTTCTAAGTGGACTCTCCTCGCTGGTACAAAAGATGCGGTCTCTTTCGCATCTCAAATTACCAACGTGGAAACCCTCCGCTCCACCACAACTTTTGGAAACATCATGCGTGGTTTGAACGTTTTTGGCTTCAAGACAGTTAAGCCAGAAGCATTGGTAACAGCAGTTGTTACCAAGTAATTGACAGGTCTCCTGTAGTTGCCACTTAAAGGGAGGCGGGTTAATAACCCCCTCCCTTCTTTTTATGACCGTAAAACTAATGATCAATACAAAGACAGAAATGGTTTCTGTTTTTGATGAACGAGTTATTGAGGAGAGACCTTGGTATGTCCCATATAACGAAGGTGATCCAATTCCTCCAGACCCAACTGTCGAACATCAGGGACTGGTTGAACAGCCTACAGAAGAAGTAGTTGATAAAGAAGAATCAGTAGATAAGCCCAAGCGCAAGAACTGGCAAGAAGCGTTGGCAGAAAAAGCGCAAGAACTTTCAAAGTCAGAGCCTATTGGCGACCAATTAAATACAGATGGCAATCAATAAGGATTTAAATCATGATCGCATCAGACATCACATCCAGAGCTAGGATATTACTTAACGATATTGATGCAACACGCTGGGTTGATTCAGAGCTAATCAAATGGATTAATGATGCACAGAAGCTTGTGGCTATGGTTCGTCCAGACGCAAGTGTCGCCACGTATGTGATGTCATTGATTGCAGGTACTAAGCAGCGTATTCCTGATGGCACTATCTCTGGAGTTGGATCTGGATTTAGGTTGCTGGACGTAGTTCGAAATGTAACTACAGTTACTGGAACCACAACAGCTAACCAAGTTGTTACCGCAGCAGGTAGATCCGTCAGGATTGTTGATCGTGAAGTTCTAGACACTCAAGATCCTTACTGGCATACAGCTGCTGGGTCGGCTGAGATTAAACATTTCATCTATGACAACAGGTCCCCTACCCTGTTTTATGTTTATCCACCAGCAACCACAAGCGCCAAGCTTGAGATTGTCTATTCAGTAGCGCCAACAGATGCGACTGCTCTTACAGATACGCTGTCGATATCAGACATCTATCAAGACGTTATCTTGAACTACGTCATGTACAGAGCGTACTCTAAAGATGCTGAGTATGCATCTAACGCCGCATTGGCTGGCGGATACCTTGGTGTTGTTAACCAAATGCTTGGTATCAAAACACAGAAAGATGTTGCTTACTCACCTGATTTGAATTCCAAAGGTTCCTCACCTGCGCCGGGCTTAACTGCTGGAGGTGTGTGATGGTTTCCTATGATGCATTCTTACCAAGGGTTTTGATTGACGCCTATGGTTGTCCAGAGATTGTGGCAACTCAAGCAATTAGGGATGCTGTCATAGAGTTTTGCAATCGCAGTAACTTCATACAAAGAGATCACGATCCAATTACTGTTGTAGCTGGCATCAATGATTACGATCTAGAGCCACCTGCTGGTCAGCTTGTGGTAAAGATTTTAAAGTGCTGGTTCAAGATGTCAGAGTTGTCTCCTATTGCGCCTGACTTTGTGGATAGCCCAGCTTTTTATAACAGCAACATTCCAGAGAATGCGCCTATTATTGCAACACCTTTATCTTTTACACAAAAAGATGAACGAACGTTTTCAATCTACCCAAGCTCACAAGCAACGGTTGCTAATGGGTTAACACTTCGTATTTCTTTGAAGCCAACAAGATCTTCAACAACTTGTGAAGATTCAATCTTTGAAGATTACGCAGAAACAATTACACATGGCGCATTAGCTAGATTGTTGGCATCACCCGGTAAGGCATACATGAATGTAGCTGCAGCCGGGATGCACGGAGTTGCTTTTAATACTGGCATCAACGAAGCAAGACAAAGAGCTTCCCGTGGTCATGTTCGCTCCGGTATGCAAGTTCGCATGAGGAAAATCTAATGGCTGACAAAATTAAATTAGTCCAAGGCGACAACCTTCCGTTTGTAAAGTTGACTCTGACAGATCCAACAACTGGATTGGCAATTAACTTATCTGATGCAGCCACTGTAGTAAGAGTGTATTTCAGAGCGGTTGGTAGCAAAACTGTTCTTTCCACCATTACTTGCGAAAAGTTAAATAACGGAACAACGGGTCAGGTTCGATTCAATTTTTCATCTGGCGTGTTGAATGTTCCAGCCGGTCCATACGAAGGTGAAGTTGAAATTGACTTCGATGGATACATCCACACGATTTATGACTTACTCAAGTTCACTGTTCGTGAACAAATCTCTTCCACAACTTAAAGGAAATCAACATGTCCGCAATGTCCGACTATCTAGAGAATAAATTAATTGATCATGTGTTTCGTGGTCAATCCTATGCCAATCCTGTGCTGTATGTTGGTTTACTTACTGCCGCACCCGGTGAGACTGGTGGAGGTACAGAAGTTTCTGCTGGCAGTTATACCCGAGTTAAAGCTGCCGCTGGTGCAAGCCAAGCACTGACAGACTGGAAGTCAACGCAGAACGACAGCCTTGCTTCTACTGGTACAGGCGGCAATACGACTAACACCAATGCGTTGACGTTTCCTACACCATCAGCAACTTGGGGTACTGTTACTCACTTTGGTTTGTACGACGCAGCCAGTGGTGGAAACTTGCTGTTCTATGGAACATTGACCATTGCTAAGACTATCAACCAGTCTGACACCGTAACGTTCCCTGCCGGTACTTTGTCTATCACTTTTGCTTAATCGCATGTAGAAGTTTATGATTTTTAATGGCGGTCAACTAAACTCAGCCACGCTTAACGGCAGCGCTGGTTTACTTGTATCGCTAGCCGGAAACGCTGTCAGCGGTACAGCTTCTGTTTCTGGATCGCTTGGTCTTACCAAAGGCTTCTCTGGTTCGATAACCGGAGTCTGTAACGTAAGTGCGGCTGCAACGGTCAATTACACTTTTGCAGCTTCATCTTCTGCAACAGCAACAACCAGTGCGATTGCAAGTCTTAATGTACCTTTAGCGGCATTAGCTTCTGCGGTTGCAACAGCTTCAACGGCGACAGCATCTCTTACTAAGAGTATTTCTGGGTCTGGAAGCGCTGTAGGTACGTCTACAGGAACGGCATCTTTCTTGTTGACAGTAGCTGCGCAAGCATCCACTACAGCAACAACAAACGCTCAAGCTAGCCTAGAGAAAACTTTGGGTGGTGTTCAAGCGTTTGCTACAGCGTTTGTTTCTGTATCAAGCGCCAATGTAACAAAGAACTTAAACCTTTCTGTTAACTCTGTTGCAACAGTTTCTGTTAACTCTGTTCAGTTAACAAAGAACTTGGCGTTGACGGCAGTCGCTGCTGCATCAACAACTGCAACCGCAAGGTTGCAAATAGATTTCTCTGCCGCAGCCTCTAGTTCTACAACTACCACAGCTACTGCAAGCCTTACAAAGAACTTGCAGATTACTGCTGCTGGTGTGGCTACAGTTAATTTTGCGCCTGTTAATTTGGTTAAGTCTTTGTCGTTTGGCGCAAACGCTTTTGCAAATACATCTGCTGCGGCAGACATTGAGAAGAGTCTTTCTTTAGTTGCAAGTGCAAGCGCACTGACAAGCGCACAAGCCAGCCTTACAAAGAATTTGAATATCACAGCGATTGGTGTTGCTACTGTTAATGTAGCGCCAGTTGATTTGGTTAAGTCTCTAAGCTTTGCGGGAAATGCGTCGGCAAGTACATCAGCTGTTGCAGACGTTACAAAGTATCTGTCTTTGGTTGCAAGCGCAAGCGCAACGACAAATGCGCAAGCAAGTATTTCAAAGAATCTTCAGATTACAGCATCTGCTGTAGCCACTGTTCAAGCGGCTCCTGTTGATCTGGTAAAGCTTCTGTCTGTTGCGGCGAGTGCAAATGCAAGTTCATCCGCAGCAGCGGCGATAACAAAGAACCTTGCGTTGGTTGCCAGTGCTGCGGCTACCACAAACGCCAGCGCGTCTATAACCAAAATCATAGAGGCGGCAGGTTTTGCAATAGCAACAACTACGGCAATTCTTGAGTTGAGAAAGCTCTTGGCTGCGGCAATAAGTGCCACAGCTTCGCAACAATCTTTGCTGTCGCTGGTTAAGCCGTTGCTTGGATCTGCTCAAGCCTCAGCGGTTGACACGGGTTCAATTGCAATCACAAAGAATTTTGCAGCGCTTTTGAATGTAGTTGCAACGACTGGTTCTGTAAACGTTCAGATTCAAAAGAATCTGGCTGGCGCTCAGTCCGCCACAGCGTTGATTACCAGAGCAAGGTTAGTAAGTTTCCCAACTTTTAGCAAGCTTTCTATTGCTACAAGTGTTGCCACGATTGAAGCGTCGGCAACAAAGATTGAGATTCAGTTCTCTGTTTCCGCAAATTACATCATTGCAAG